TGGAAAATCAAGAAAAAGCAATGAAAGAAGATGCATCTTTCCTATCGGAAGCTGCACCAACTAATAGTACTGCTGGTACTATCAATAACTACGACCCAATTCTAATTTCGCTAGTTAGACGAGCTATGCCTAATTTGATTGCATATGACGTATGTTCAGTGCAACCAATGACCGGCCCAACTGGTCTTATCTTCGCAATGAAATCAAGATTTGGTTCTTCAAGTGGTACAGAAGCATTATTTAACGAACCTAATACTGGTTTCTCAAATGATGATGCTGCTGGAGACTTGAATTCAACAGCAATGACTGGTACTAACCCTGCCGTTCTTAACAACGCATCTGCTGGTACATATATTACTGGTGGTGACGGATATGGTTCTGACACTGGTGGTGGTATGACTACTGCTGAAGGTGAAGCATTAGGTGATGCAGCTGCTAACTCTTTTGCAGAAATGGCGTTCTCAATCGAAAAGTCAACTGTGACTGCAAAGTCCAGAGCACTTAAAGCTGAGTACACTATGGAACTTGCACAAGACTTAAAAGCAATTCACGGTCTTGATGCAGAAACAGAATTGTCAAACATTCTGTCTACAGAAATCCTTGCTGAAATTAACAGAGAAGTAATTAGAACAATCTATGTCTCTGCTAAGAAAGGTGCTTCTGTCAACACAACTACTGCTGGTATCTTTGATTTAGATACAGACTCAAACGGTAGATGGTCAGTTGAGAAGTTCAAAGGACTTATGTTCCAAATCGAAAGAGATGCTAACGTAATTGCACAAGAAACTCGTAGAGGAAAAGGTAACATGATTATCACTTCTTCAGATGTTGCTTCTGCACTACAAATGGCTGGTGTATTAGATTACGCTCCTGCTCTTAACAACAACCTACAAGTTGATGATACTGGTAATACTTTTGCTGGTGTACTTAACGGTAGATATAAAGTGTATATTGACCCATATGCTGCTAACAACGCCGCTTCACAGTACTACGTTGTTGGTTATAAGGGTACTTCACCATATGACGCTGGTATTTTCTACTGCCCATACGTTCCACTACAAATGGTTCGTGCAGTTGGTGAGAATACTTTCCAACCAAAAATTGGATTTAAAACTCGTTACGGTGTTGCTCAAAACCCATTCGCTACTTCTGCTGGTGCAGATGTTGTGCCTGGTGCAAACGATAACACTTACTACAGAAGAGTACAAGTCGCAAACATTATGTAATCATAATAATAAACGACTTAATTCAGACTTAAAGGGGGAACTTCGGTTCTCCCTTTTTTTATGTGCATTATAAATACTAGTAGGAGAAAAACATGGCGACTACTATAAATGCACTTGCAAGACAACCAAAAGAGTTTGATTATGCAGACCCAACTAAATTTAAGTTTAGTATCAACAAACTTCCACTGGTTGAATTCTTTACAACACAAGCAAACATCCCAGGCATAAACCTTGGGGAGTCAATCTTTCCTACACCCTTTAAAGCTATTCCAGTTCAAGGTGACGATTTAACATTTGAAAATTTAGAAATCTCATTTATTGTAGATGAAAAGTTAGAAAATTACAGAGAACTTCACCAATGGTTAGTGGGTATAGGTTTTCCAAAAGCACGAACACAATTTTCTTCATTTAGAAAAAACGAATCACAAACATTTCCAACACCAGATGCAGTTAATAATAAACCAACTGGTGTACAAGCTATGTACGGAGATGCAACACTCACAGTAATGTCTGCAAAAAACAATCCAGTAATGGAAGTAAGATTTTCTGATATGTATCCAGTTGCATTAGGTGGTCTTGCATTTGACCAACAGTTAGGTGATACAACATATTTAACTGCAACTGCAACCTTTACATATAAACTGTATGAGATGTTTACTATATAATAATAGGTGGGGTACATATCTTGGTTAAAAAACTTTTTTGATGATTTGCAGTGTAACTCAAATCAACATAGAAAAGCAAGAAAGTTTACCCCACCGCTTTGAATTGAGGATTATAATATGGATTTAGAACAACTGCAAAAAGAAGCAGAAAAAGACCTTAGAATAGATAAAGAACAACTGGATATAGAATCACTTAAAACTCCAGAACTCTATGGTAAATATCTTAAAATCTTTACTCGTTGGAACTTGTTATCAAAACAAGCAGACGCAGAATATAAAAAACTTCTTAGACATAAATGGGAATACTATTCTGGTAAATCAGACCCAAAGATTTATCAAGAGAAACCATTTGACTTGAAGGTATTGAAACAAGATATTCCCACCTACCTTGAAAGTGATGAAGATTTAATACAAGCAAAACACAAAGTAGACTATCACAATGCAATGTGTGATTATGCAGAACGAGTCTGCAAGATGATGAACAATCGTGGATTTCAAATTAAAAATGCGATTGATTGGAAAAGGTTTATGGAAGGCTCACTTTGATTATTTCAAAGATAAATGATGTATATGTAAAAGTAGATACTGAACCGAATATTGGAAGAGAACTTGTAGATTTCTTTACCTTTGAAGTTCCAGGCGCTAGATTTATGCCTACTTATAAAAGTCGTGTATGGGATGGAAAGATTCGTTTATACAACCAAATGACAGGCGAAATTTATTTTGGTCTTATACCTTATGTTGAAGAGTTTGCAAAAAGAAATGATATAGAAATAGAATATAAAGAAGGAGTTAAAGATGAAGGAGAATCAAGAGATGCAGTCTTGGATGGATTTGTTAGAAGAGTGTCACCTAAGTCTAAGGGAAAGAACTTACAACTTCGTGATTACCAGATGGCCGCATTTACTCATGCAGTCAGAAACAATAGGAGCCTTTCTCTTAGTCCTACTGCTTCTGGTAAGTCGTTAATAATTTACTTACTGAGTAGATGGTATGAGTCTAACAGAGTCCTTATACTTGTTCCTACAACATCTCTTGTGGAACAGATGTACACCGATTTTCTTGATTATGGTTATATTGAAGCAAAGATGCAAAAGATATACCAAGGTCATTCTAGAGAGATTACAAAAGAAGTAACTATCTCTACATGGCAGTCTTTGTACAAGATGCCTAAAAAATACTTTGAACAGTTCGGTTGTATTATTGGAGATGAGGTACACTTATTCAAAGCGAAATCACTTACAAACATTATGAATAAAATGCACCAGACCCAGTATCGTCATGGGTTCACTGGTACACTTGATGGGATGCAAACACACAGATTAGTATTAGAAGGTTTGTTTGGTTCTGTGAATAAGGTAACATCAACAAAAGAATTAATGGATAAGAAAACACTTGCTAAACTAAATATAAAATGCATTGTGTTACAATATCCAGATGCAGACAAAAAGTTTATGAAAGATAAAAACTACCAAGAAGAGGTAGACTTACTAGTTCGTGATGAAAGAAGAAACAAATTTATTATTAACTTGACTACACACCTTAAAGGTAATACACTAGTATTATTTCAGTTTGTAGAAAAACATGGTGCAGTCTTGTATGATATGATGTTAAAAAATGTTAATGAAGATAGGAAAGTGTTCTATGTTTGGGGTGGTACTGATACCGAAACAAGGGAGGAGATTCGTGCAATTACAGAGAATGAAAAGAGCGCAATCATTGTTGCGAGTTATGGCACTTTTTCTACTGGTATTAATATTAGGAATCTCCACAATGTCGTGTTCTCTTCACCGTCCAAAAGTAGGATTCGAGTCTTGCAATCTATTGGAAGAGGATTGCGAACTAATAAAGATAAAAGTGGAGCTACCCTTCTAGATATTGCAGATGACTTAACTTGGAAATCTAGACAGAACTTTACATTAAGACATTTTATGGAACGAATAAATATATACAATGAAGAAGAGTTTGATTATGAAATCAAAAATCTACCAATAGAAAGTTAAGAGATGAATACTAAAATATTAAAACTTACGAATGGAGATGAGATTATTACTACGTTAACCGCTGTTAAAGATAACAGTGTTGTCACTGCACACAATCCATTAAAAATTAATAGTTACCCAAGAGTATCTAAAAAGGGTATTGAGGAATCAATGGCCTTATCTCGTTGGGTTGCATATGGTGAGAACGATAGTTGTGAAATTATTAAGAATAATATTGTTGCAGTAACGACTGCATCCATTGGTATAACCAAGTTCTATGATTATTGTGTTTTAAGAATGAAACAAGGTAGAAGTGCTAACCTCGCACTTCAAGAACCTACAGATGAACAACTACAACAGATTGAAGATGAATTAAGAGAAGAACTAATGGATGAATATGATTTTGACCCATCAGATACTATACATTAAAGCATTATCTTCAAACCCTACATAGAGGAATATACCCTATTGTCAAGTCAAAGTCAAGTCTTTTTTAAAAAATAATTAAATTAAATTTTGACTTGACTTTAACTACAACATCTGGTATATTATGTATAAATTTAACAAAGGTATGGAGTCGTGACGAAAACAAAAGCTAAAAAACCACATTATGTAAACAACAAAGATTTTTTACAGGCGATGATAGAATGGAATGACCGTTGTAAAGTTGCGAAAGAGAATGGTGATTCGCAACCACCTATCACTAATTATATTGGTGAGTGTTTTTTGAAGATTGCAAATCATTTGTCCTATCGTCCAAATTTTATTAATTATACTTATCGTGAAGAGATGATTAGTGATGGTATTGAGAATTGTCTACAATATGTACACAATTTTAATCCAGAGAAATCTAATAATCCATTTGCATATTTTACACAGATTATCTACTATGCATTTTTAAGACGCATACAAAAAGAGAAAAAACAATCTCATGTAAAGAATAAGATTATCGAAAATATGAATGTTGATATGTTCCTAGTACAAGAACAAGAAGGTAACGTAGTCAACAATCCATATACAGAATATCTTTAAAAGAATTATCTACCAGATGAAGATGTTTACAAACCCAAGAAGAAGAAAGATAAACCAAAAGGACTAGAATTATTTTATGATGACAATACGGAAGAAGGTGATATAGATGAAAATAGCACTGATAACTGATACACACTTCGGTGCGAGAAACGACAGCCTACCCTTTAATGAATACTTTTACAAATTCTGGGAAGAGATATTTTTTCCAATAATTGATAAAAAAGGTATTGACACTATCATTCATTTAGGTGATACTATGGACAGACGTAAGTTTGTTTCATATAAGATTGCAAATGATTTTCGCACACGATTCATTCAACCACTTGTCGATAGAAAAATTGACACACATATTTTAATTGGTAATCACGATACTTATTATAAGAATACTAATGAAGTAAACTCTCTTGCAGAGTTGGTTGGTAATAAACACGATAATATAAAATTTTATGAAGAGAACTGTACAGTAAACTTTGGTAATGTTCCAATCTTTTTCTGTCCTTGGATTAATGCAGAAAACTATGGTTCAACCATGAAAGGTATTCAGAGTACGAGTGCAGACATTTGTATGGGTCACCTAGAGATAAATGGTTTTGAAATGCATAAAGGTCATTACTCTGAATCTGGTCATCCAAAAGAAATGTTCAAGAAGTTTGACACTGTTTTCTCTGGACACTTTCATAAAAAGTCTGATGATGGTCATATCTATTATCTTGGTAATACTTACCAGATGACATGGAGTGATGATAACTGTCCTAAAGGTTTTCATATCTTTGATACAGTAACAAAAGACTTAGAAAGAATAATCAATCCCTTCACAATATTTGAAAAAATCTACTATGATGATACAACTAAAGATTATAGTAAAGTGGATGTATCAGAATATAAAGATAAGTTCATAAAACTTGTAGTTGTCAATAAGAAAGACTTGTACCAGTTTGATAGATTTACAGATAGGTTGTTACAAGAACAAACTCATGAAGTAAAGATTGTTGAGGATTTTTCTGACTTAGATGCAGAAAATGTATCAGATGATATTGCAGAAAACACTCAAGACACAACCACACTCTTGGAAAAGTACATTGAAGAACTTGATGTTGACTTGGATAAGAAACGATTGAAAAATACTATGAAGGCATTATACTTAGAAGCCTGTGATTTGGAGTTATAAACTTGGTTATATTTAATACTGTGAGGTGGAAGAATTTCTTATCTACTGGAAACTCTTTTACCGAAATTCAATTAGACCAAAATCCATCTACACTTGTAGTGGGTGAGAATGGTGCTGGTAAATCAACAATACTTGATGCATTATGTTTTGTATTGTTTAATAAACCCTTTAGACAAATTAGTAAAGGACAACTACTAAACTCTATCAATCAAAGAGAAGCGATTGTAGAAGTAGAATTTACTACTCAAAGTAAACAGATAAAGATTATTCGTGGTATCAAACCTAACAAGTTTGAAATCTACGTTGATGGTACAATGATTAATCAAAATGCAAATGCAAAAGATTATCAGAAACACCTAGAACAACAAATCCTTAAATTTAATTACCGTTCATTTACACAAGTGGTTATTCTTGGTAGTTCTACATTTATCCCTTTCATGCAACTTAATTCAAAAGCAAGAAGAGAAGTTGTGGAAGATATTCTAGATATTAAGATATTCTCTCTAATGAACCTTGTTCTTAAAACAAAGGTGAGAGAAGTGAATACAAATATTACAGATAGTAATTATGCTACTGACCTTACAAAAAGTAAGATAGAGATACAAGAGAAGTACATTGAAGATTCTAAAAACAATAGGGATACTATTTTATCTGAAAAGACAAATCTTATCTCAAATAATCAAGAAGAAATCCATACAGTCCAAAAGAAAGAAACGGAGTTACAACAATCCACCGATACCTTTCTGGAGGCGATGAGTGGTGAAGATGTTGTCACTACAAAAAGAGATAAACTAAAAGATGTACAGTTTTCTCTAAAAGATAAACATAGTCGCAGTACTAACCTTATAAGATTCTTTGAAGAGAATGATGATTGTCCAACTTGTTTTCAACACATTGATGAAGAGTTCAAATGTAAATCTATAGATGATAAACTTATAGAGGTAAGAGAACTTGAAACTGGATTAAATAAACTATCAGAAGAAATGGATAAAGTCAACAAAAAAGTAAAAGACTTTAAAAACCTTGCAACTGCAATTCAAAAGAATCAAGTAGAGATTGGTAAGTATCGTAGTACAATCACTCAATTAGAAAAGTTCAATGCAACCCTAGAAGCTGAAATCAAACAAATCAATGACCAAGAAGTTGCAGAAGAAGATATTAAGAAGTTAAATAACTTACAAGAAAAATTAGATAGTTATGAATCTACTGCAAAGAAATTAAAAGAAGAATTATTTTATTATGATGTTGCAAAGAACTTATTGCAAGATACTGGTATCAAAACTAAAATTGTAAAACAATATTTACCTATTATGAATAAGTTGATTAATACATATCTATCATCTATGGATTTCTTTGTCAACTTTAATATTGATGAAAACTTTAACGAAACAATCAAGTCACGATTTCGTGATGACTTTGTATATGCAAATTTCTCTGAAGGTGAGAAGATGCGTATTGACCTTGCATTACTCTTTACTTGGAGAGCGATTGCAAAAATGAAGAACTCTACAAATACTAATCTATTAATCTTAGATGAAATATTTGACAGTTCTTTGGATGCAGATGGTACGGATGCATTTCTAAAAATCTTGAATACTTTTGATTCGGAAAATGTATTTGTTATTTCGCATAAACAAGATATGTTGTTTGATAAATTCAGACACACAGTTAAATTTGAAAAGACTAGAAACTTTAGTAAGGTGGTATAATGAAACAGAGTGAAAGATTTTATGT